TAGTGTCTAAATTACTCATCCAAATACCCAATGCCACTATGCTTAAAATTGCCAGTGTACCAGAACTATTTAATAATTTACCAATAAAATTACTCATTTAATCACTCCTTTATTGTATGTATTATAGCATCAATTTACCAAAAAGTCAACCACTTAATAGCGTACCAAAAGTTAAATACATCTCAAAACTAGATATTTCGCTGTTAATTTTATCCAATAATTCCTTATGCTGACGTGTTTGACGCCCATGTCTACGGCAGTTTATCTCTTCTTTACCTAGTTCTTTAACCATTGTACCTATGTTATTACTCATCCGTAGCATTTCTGGGCTATAACGTCCTAGACGTTTAGCACTGTTTTCTAATTGGATAGATAATTTATCCCAATCTAAACTTTGAGTAATTTCAGCCATATTATAGTGTAACACATTTTGGTTGGTATGTCAACGGCGATAAATACTAGATAATAGGATTAGCTAATGCCAAGACTTTCGCTTTACAGACCAGAAAAGGGCAATGATTACAAGTTCATGGACCGCCGTATTTCAGAAATGTTTACGATTGGCGGTGTTGACATACATCTACACAAATACCTTGGGCCACTTAATCAAGCATTTATCAGTAATACAGAACCCGGTACTAGTTCAACACTCAGTACAGGTGTAACTGGTATTCAAGATTTATTATTCTTAGAAAATCGTGATCGTAAGTATGATACTAGTATCTATACCATGCGTACGGTTTATCGTATTAATGACAATGACTTTGACTTAACACAGTTTGGTCTATTCTTAACTGGTGACACCATGTTTGCGGTGTTCCACTTAAATGACATGATCGACACCATTGGTCGTAAGATCATGATCGGTGATGTAATAGAACTTCCTAACTTAAAAGATTTTAATCCTTTAGACGACAGTATTCCTGTAGCACTCAAACGTTATTATGTAGTCAATGATGCTACACGTGCTGCAGAAGGATTTGCGCAAACTTGGTACCCGCATCTGTGGCGTGTTAAACTACAACCATTGGTAGACAGTCAGGAATACAAAGATATCATTGATAATATTGCTGCCGGTGATAATACTACTAGCTCAATAGCAGATGTCTTAAGCACGTATAACAAATATATTGATATTAATGATGCTATTGTTACTCGCGCCGAGGAAGATGTACCTAAGAGTGGGTATGATACTTCAGCGATCTATACACTACCAGTTAATCCAGATGGCACACCAGGTGATCCAAACGGCCTTGATGCCAGCTCTAATGCTAATGTTTCTAGTAATTCTTATTCAAGTTCAAGTACATTAACACCAGGCGCCAAAGTAGAAGGATACTTGACCGGAGATGCTACTCCACCAAATGGTGCCAAGGTAGCGGCCGGTATTGCTTTCCCACACAGCCCAGTAGTAGGAGATTACTATCTACGTTTAGATTATGTACCAAATAGATTATTCCGTTATGATGGTAAACGTTGGAGTAAAATAGAGGACGCTGTGAGAACAAATCTGACACCAGGATCACAAAATGCCACTCAACGCAGCGGTTTTGTCAACGATACTAACAAATTCTATAGTAACAGTGTAGTATGGGACGGCATACGTGTATCTAGTCCGTATACCCCAAGTGCTAATTCAGCAACATTATCATTTACTTTAGGCAATATTGCCACAGCAAATGTTTCAACAGTAGTTACTAAGACTCGTTACTCTGGTACATACGGTGTACAGACTAAAGTCAATAGTTTAAGTATTTCTAACACTATAGGCAACACGTTAGGAAATATATCATTTACTATTAGCAGTACGCTAGCAGTAGATTCTATATTAGAATATACTATCTACAGACATGTCATTAATGAACGACAAGGCCTAAGCCAAATTTTAAGACCAAAAGCGGATAATCTATAATGGCAGCTCAACAACAATTTTTTTATGACGCTCAGATAGAGCGGTTCTTAGCACAGTTTATTCGTATGGTGTCTGGGTTCCAAGTTGAGTTTGGCGCAGATCGAGCCGGGCACACTACTCTACAACGTGTACCTGTTTACTACGGTGATGGCAGTCGTCAAGTAGCTAGTATTATACAGAATAACAGTGCTGGCAATAGTTTGCCTCCGGTGCCGGCTATGACTGTATACATTAACGGTATTGCCTACGACAGAGATCGAGTGCAAGAACCTAATTTTATAGGCAAGATGCAGATACGTGAACGTGCTTACAATGAAACTACAATGGAGTACGAGAATCGCCAAGGCAATGCCTTTACTATTGAACGTATGATGCCTGTTCCTTATACCATTGAACTTAAATTAGATATCTGGACATCAAACACCAAACAAAAATTACAGTTATTAGAACAATTAATTGTATTGTTTAATCCAGCATTGGAAATTCAATCGACAGACAATTATATCGACTGGACCAGTCTAAGTGTTGTATATTTAGATAGTCCAACTTGGACTAGTCGGGTTGTTCCCATTGGCACAGAAAATCCAATTGATGTTGCTACCCTTACATTTAAATTACCTGTATGGATTAGTCCGCCAGCTAAAGTTAAGAAATTAGGTGTTATTCAAAAAATTATTGCCAGCATACACGATGGTGATGGCAATCTCAGTGATGCTGTTTATAGCGATGATAATCTTCTAGGCCGCCGAATGTATTTTACACCATTGGATTATGGTGTATTGTTAATTGGTAACCAGTTAACTTTATTAAAAGTACAGGACATAGAAACACCACGCGAACCTACATTAAGTACTCCTACTAAAATTGGTACTGCGGACGTTTGGCGCAATTTAATTAATCTATATGGTTCATTGAATAATGGTATTAGTCAAATTAGATTATTACAAGAAGACGAAGTCACTGAAGTGGTTGGAACTGTGACTTATCATCCAACCGATGATACTAAATTAATTTTTAATGCTGATATTGATACCTATCCTACTAATACTCTAACTGCCATTAATGCTATCATTGATCCGCAACGTGCTACTGTTGATGCTAGTATCACTGCACCTGCAACTAATACCAGATATTTGTTATTAGATGATATTGGTAGTCTCGATACTACTCCTGGAACTGGTCCAAGTGCTTGGCGTGGCAGTGATGGACAAGATTTAATAGCACATGCTAACGACATTGTACAATTCAATGGCACACACTGGAATGTTACATTTGACAGCCGCACAGAATCTAATGTACAATATGTAAGTAATCTTACTACCGGAACTCAATATAAATGGACAGGAACTCAATGGGTCAAAAGCTGGGAAGGCGAGTACAAGAACGGGCTATGGACACTGGTCATATAGAAGGCGTAGGTACTTTCATCTACTGTACTGGTACGCAACGATATCTTTTCTTGCTGCGTAATTCAAGTAAATATTCTGGCACTTGGGGCCTTGCTGGTGGTAAGATCGATGCTAACGAGCAGATTTTACAAAGCCTATATAGAGAATTGCGCGAAGAACTAGGATACGATTTTACCAACGATAAAGTTATTCCTATAGAAAAGTTTACCAGTGACAATGGTAATTTTTCATATCACACTTTCCTAATACCTGTTGCGGAAGAATTTGTACCTAACTTAAATTACGAACATCGTGGTTATTGTTGGGTAGCATTGGAAGATCATCCTAAACCTCTGCACCCAGGTGTTTGGCGCACAGTTAATTTTAAATCAGTAGTAGATAAGATTAAAACCCTAGAAGCTGTATTATAAATTAGCTTCAATAATAAAATCATTGAATGATATCTGACGGAAATTTGTACTGTATTTCCAAGGTTCAGGAATTCGATCCGATCCGCGCTCGTTAACACGTATAAATTCAATATCATCGTATGTGTCAAATATAGCTTTTTTATCATTGACCCATTTATCTTCTAATACTAGACTACGTGTATCATCATATCCATTAGTACCAGCGTAGATATTATAATTAAATCCCGGTGTATCCTGACCATCAAATCCCAACATCCAAATCTTTTTGTGACCATCAAATGCGGCCAAATAAAGAGCAACTGTACCCGCATCAGTATACGGATCGTGTGGAATTAGATAGAATTTATTTGGGTATTCTAATAAATGAAGTGCGTTAGTATAAACAACATTATCAACAACATATTGACTGTCAGCGATTTCTTTAACTATCGATGAATTTCCCGATGCTACTAAAAAATCTAGAGTAAAATCTCTATATAGTGCGTTACACCCATACGTTTGTAGAGTGTCGACTCCTAATAATCCCGCACGAGTTTTAAGATGAGCAATAGGAAAATCTAATCTACTAGGGCCGTTACCTATGACCACTGCTCGATTACTAATTTGATTATTAGTGACAGCATTATGAACATGTTCGACGGTATCTTGCCAGATACCAGCAGTATAGTTACGATCAGTGACTATTTTTTCACCTTCATAGTCACTGCGATATTGTTTACTAATTTTTAACATTGAATGCCTTTATTATACAATATATGTAGCGTAGATCTTAACGTTGGCCTGTACTGAGGCCTCACTAACACCAGTATAGTAAAGTTGTACGTTGCCAGCTAGTACGTTAGCACTTAGAGTACCCATTGCGTAACCATTGTTGATTATACCATAAGTTGTAACATAAGCAGTACCTGCACCATCAGTGATGACCGTAGCACTGTAACTTTCAATATTGGCTGTAGCACCTGTGCCACGTTTAGCTGTTACTTTATATTCGGCTGTAGAATATAAAGTTTGTATAAATGTGTCAATGGTGTAAGGAGTAGCATTAGCTGCAATATTATAAGCAGTACCATTAACAGCAACTTTAGTATCATTAAGCAAGCTCATTGTACCATCAGTTGCTATCGATACTCGAACCGTTGGAGTGCTTGCGCCTGCGGTAATATTAGCATAAGTGTTAGTAGAGTTACTAACATCAAAGCCCATAAAGCCGTTAGCAGATGCTAAACTTGAAATAGTAGTTGTTGTACTTAATACACGAACATCAATCAAGTCACCAGTTGCCGGAGCTTCTGTAAATGTTAGTACGTTACCACTAATAGAGTAAGCTAGTACTGGTACTTGTAACACGCCATTGATACTAACTAATGTAGTATTAGTTGTGCTTGTATTAGATAAAGTAAATACATTTGCTGATCCATCACCGTTAAAATTTTGATCAGTAATGATCTGTGTACCTGAACCTGGAGTTTTCCAGGCCGAACCATCATAGTATTCTAAGTTAACTGCTGACGTATTGAAACGTAGCATACCAGTTAAGTCAACATTACCTGTATTACTTGGGCGTTGGCCGGTAGTACCAACTGGTAATAGTAGCGAATCCGTAGCACGTATAGCTAGTGTGGCTCCACCAATTGGTGTAGTATTACCTGCAAATCCACCACCGTTTAAGATTAATTGTTGTTGTGCAGTATTATAAATTAAACCAGCTGTTGAACTTGTGGTTTTGATTGTAAAGTTTTCGCTGGACTGTAAATCATTGATCACCGCGCCATTGCCAACAAATATGTTAGAACCAAAAGCACCTGTGCCCACTACACGGAATGCACCTTGTAAAGATGATCCACTTCCATTGTTGGAATCAACTGTTAATTTATTTCTAATTGTAGTTAGACCAGTGCCTGCGCCAAAATTTAGTGTAGTTGCGGCGCCAAATGCATTAACTGTTGTAGCTGCTGCGTTGGCAAGATTAAATGATGATTGTCCAACTGATATGGTAGTAGCATTTGGTAGTGTGATATTAGCAGATCTTAAATATGTAACACCAGATGTTTCACCTAATACTAAATTAGTTGCCGCACCAAATGCGTTTACTGATGTTGCAGCTGTATTAAATACATTTTGAGTAGATTGTGTACCAACTACTGTTGGATTATTGATTGTTAATGTACCGCTGGTAGCACCAACATTCAATGCTGTTGCTGCACCAAATGCGTTTACAGTTGTAGCAGTTGTGTTATATAAGTTTTGTGTTGTTTGTGTACCAACTACCGTCGGATTGCCAATCGTAAGTGTACCACTATTAGCGCCAACGTTTAATGTAGTTGCAGCTTTAAATGCGTCAACTATAGTTGGTGTAGTTGCAAAAATAAAATTACTTGAACTTGTGTCGTAATATGCGCCACCTTGGAATATGTTACCACCAATACCGGCACCGCCTGCTACTATTAACGCACCAGTACCTGAAGTTGTTGATGGAATGCTAGTTACTAAGGTTAAGTTACCAGCTTTGATTGGATCGTAAACAGTTGTTCCAGTGAATACTACTGTATCAGTACCTGGTTCTGCAGCATTACTAAAGAATTTCCAGGTGTTGTCTACATTATCACGTACCACACCACTATATTGAGTAGAGTTTGCTAGTGTTGATAATCCAGGTCCAGTAAATGCTGAATAAAAACCAATGTCATAGTTGTATGGGTATGTGTTACCTGGTGACAGATATAGTAATGGATCTTGTACTGTAATAACGTTGGCTTGAACACCAATGATATTAGCCGCATATAAGTTACCACCAACCCATAGGTCTTTGGCCACACTCGCACCACCTTGGATGATCACTGCACCAGAGGATGTTGAGGTTGCTTGTGTAGGGTTTGTGAATGTTGCGACACCGCCAACACCTAATGTGCTGTTTAATTGTGTAGCACCACCAGCTGTTAATGTTCCACCAACATTAGCCGCACCGCTTACGCTGATACCACCATTTGGAACTACAATAGCGCCAAGGCCTTGTGCTGTTGTTGATATGCTGGCGTTGGCCCATAGGCTGTTGGCTGCGCTTAATGTTGTAAATGCACCAGATGCCGCTGCAACGTTACCAATCGCTGTGTTTTGTATACCTGCGCCTGCATATAAGTTGCCGCCGATACCAACACCACCTGCAACTACTAATGCACCAGTTGTTGTGTTGGATGCTGGAGTAGTGCTGTTGGCCCATAGGTCACCTGCGGCTGTAATAGCTACT